TATATTTCCTCTGCTATAGTGTCTGGTCTATCGCCTTCCCCAATTATAAATTTATTAAAAAGAGATACATTTCCTTTAAGGTAATCAAATAATTTTGAACGACGAAATATATTCTTTATAATAATATAATCTCTAGATGAGTTTTTATGTAATAAAGGTGACTGATATGCAATGTCAGGTAATTCTCTAAAATATCCCATTAGTATCCTACTCCCATACCTGCTCCTTCTGAATCATAATCTTCATTGTAAATTGGATTTAATTCTTTGAATGTCATATTAAGTCTTATATTTACAGGAGTACCATCACCATAACTTGCGTAAGTTCCAGAATTTGTATAATTAACATTCATACCTGTAAGTGCACATAATTTAAAACTGTTAAGAAATGGATGATCTTGACCTTTATGTAAATATCTAAGTGAAAATACATCAGGTGATTTTAAAAATATTTTACCTTGACCTCCACCTGTACCTGTTTTTGCAGACATTGTTTGCTTTAAGTATCTTATAATCAATCTTACTCTCTCTGCTTCCTCTAAACTTCTTGGAGAAAATGTAACACTAAACGGGAAGGTTCTTAAGTTAACACCTTGAAATAATAACTCTAAATTTGAGTTTAAAATTTGTCCTGTTGACCTAGCGATAACACTGCCAGGACTTACATTTCCACCGAGTTGATTGATAGCAACACCACTTAAACCAGCGAGAACAGCATTTTTTGTATCATTATCAAGTTCTGGAAGTGGAATACCTTTTTGTAGTGCTGCTGATATTGCTTGGAAAGACTCACCAGGTCTTTTCATAATTTGATTCGCAGCAGCTAATCCAGCTAATTGAAATATATTTAAACTATCCTCGCCCCAAGTTACACTATTTGAATCATTCAACTCTTGTGGAATAGGTAGTTCGATATAATATTTTGTTTTTTTATCTGCTTGCTTACTCATTCGAGTATTTGCTTCATCATATCTTACTTCGAGTTTATTTGCAAAATACCCCAACTCACCTTTATTTTTTTGATTACCTGCTATTCCCCTACTTGCTAACCCTTGACCTTTATCATAACTTGTTATTTTTGTTCTTACTCCTAATCCTTCACCTGGTTTTGGTGGTGTATATTCAATACACTTTATTAGTAAAGTATCGCCTGTCTCTTCAAGATTATTTCTTCTAACGGGGTAACTAAGATAGAAAGGACTCATTTTTTTGGTCTCAGTCTCTGTAGTTGAATGAGTGGATTTACCAACTGTTTTAGGATCACCCCTGAATTTTGTTTTCTTTCCACCAAAGTCTCCATGTCTTTGGTCATAATATGCACCACTATCTCTAAAATCTTCTTGTAATTTACGGTTATCTTCTGGATCGTGACGAAAAGTCGCTAACTGACCTCTTTTCTTTGCATGTGCAAGATGCTCACTTCTTGTTAATGCTCCTCTATTCTTACGAGCGTTATATGATCTACGATTACTTGACATATCGACCTAATTTTTAACTATTTAGACGTATTTTGACAAAAGGTAAAGTTCTAAGATCTCTTAGCTCCATCTCATCTACCTTGTACAAACCACCAACTACTTCTGGAAAGGTATATTGCCTCATTTCGCCCCAGTGATAGTTAAGTCCTTTGAAACCCCAAGAATAAACATTAGTTACTGCGACAAGTGGATGTTCATCATATGCAATATTAGGTGTTTTTGGTTTATATACAAAAACATAATAATTTCCCTCTTCTGGCACATTACTTCCTTCAGTCAATACACCAAGAATCTCCTGTGCTAAATCATCAGGACTTTCTGTGCCGATTAAAGTTTTCATTATAGGATCTATACGACTCATATGTCTAATTCTTTCTCTGTAATTACTTTAAATTCCCACATTCTGTCGGCACAATATTCTCGTGCTGCTTTCCATTTTGCTTGATTTCTTGCATATTCAAATGCTTCACGAATGTATCCTTTAGTTTGTCTCTTTGGCTTCTTAGGTTTAGTTGTTTGTTTGAGTGGTTTGACTTCAATTAGATATCTCTTAATTTTACCTGTATTTTCTTGCACTTTTATATAAAAGTCTGGAAAGTATCGATGCACTCGTCTATCGTGAGGAGAAATATAAGGTAGAGCAATCTCTTCACTTCCCCATTCAAGAATTTTAGCATTTTTATCACAATACACCATGAACTTTCTTTCCCAAAGTGACCTGTAAATTATATTAGTGGGATCACCTTTATACTTTCTAGGAAAGGATGGATAGTATTTTCCCCTATAAGCCATCTAAATAACTATACTATAGAAGTATTTAGAGTGCCAGCACCAAGACCAAAAAGAATAGCAGATATATTGCCGAAGATTCAGAATGTAGCTCAGACATCAAATTTTCTTGTCAAATTTGCCTTACCTAACGGTGGATTAAAATCTATGATGAGAAGAAAAGGTATAAATGATAGATTTGTTACTGAAGATGCAGGACTGTTATGCTATAATGCAGTTTTACCAGGCAGTGGTATGGCAGCAGTTAATACTGTTGGTGATTATCAAGGTATGGTTGAGAGATTTGTACATACAAGAAATTTCACTCAAGTTAACTTTGAATTTTATGTTGACAATGAATACAAGTCTCTTAAGTTTTTAGAGCATTGGATGGAGTTTATCACAGGTAATAATACAACTGACGTATCTGGAGATACTTATTACTTTCAGTTAAATTATCCTGATTCATACAAATCTAATGATACTCGTGTTGTAAAATTTGAAAGAAATTATTCACAGTTTTTAGAATATAGATTTGTAGGTTTATTTCCTCTTACTTTAAATTCTACAAGAGTTCAATATGGTAATTCACAGGTGTTAAAAGCAACAGCATCGTTTAGTTATGACCGATATATTTGTGGTGAATCTTCTTCACTTGCAAGAGATTTAGGAAGAGCATTTAATGATATAGGTGCAGCATTTGGAAATTCGGCAAAAGATGGTGACGCATCATATGGTGATAATGATAGATTAAATAGAATTATGAGAGTGGGTAGTAGAAGTTCGACAATTTTAAATAGTGATACCGCAAGTTTGCTTACATCACCTACTGGCTCTGTAACAAGTGGAAGTCAGGTGTCCGCATTAGGTGGGAACGTTGTAGGTTTTGGTAATCAAATATCAGGTTAGAAAAACCCCTATAAATAGTGACACTGAAGTGCTTAGAATATTATGCCTTTACCAAAAATTTCGACACCAACGTATGAGTTGGTGTTACCATCGTCAAATAAAAAAATAAAATTTAGACCATTCCTTGTAAAGGAGGAAAAAATTTTAATACTTGCGATGGAGTCACAGGATACAACTCAAATTGCAAATGCTGTGAAAGATGTTATTTCTCACTGTATTCTTACAAGAGGAATTAAAGTCGATAAATTATCAACTTTTGATATTGAATATCTATTTTTAAATATTCGTGGTAAATCTGTAGGAGAGGATATAGAGGTAATGGTTACTTGTCCTGATGATGGAAAAACTCAAGTTCCCACATCAATAAACATTGACTCTATTAAAGTTCAAACAGATAAAAACCATTCGAGAGATATAAAATTAGATGATGATTATACTCTTAGAATGAAGTATCCATCACTCACTGAGTTCATAAAAAATAATTTTTCTGCAACTGATATGGGTGTTGATGATACATTTGATTTAATATCAAGTTGTATTGAACAAGTTTATTCTGAGGAAGAATCTTGGACAACTGAGGACTGTACTAAAAAAGAACTATCTCAATTTTTAGACCAATTAAATTCAAGTCAATTTAAGGAGATAGAAAAATTCTTTGAAACAATGCCTAAATTGTCTCATACAGTTAAGGTAGTAAATCCAAATACTAAGAAAGAATGTGAGATTGTATTAGAGGGGCTACAGAATTTTTTCGGGTAAGTATGGCACATGAAGATTTGGAGTCATACTACAAATTGAATTTTGCCTTGATGCAACACCATAAATATAGCTTGACAGAGCTTGAAAATATGATGCCTTGGGAAAGAGA